TCACTCACACTCCTCAGGAAACTCAAATCGGGCCACCACGCGCCGCCGCCAGGCCGCCCCCAAAGGGCTTTCGATCACACCGTGCCCGCTATAGGCGTGCACAAACTTCGGGGCTCGACCCGTATCGCTCAGAATGCCCAGATGTTTTGCCACAGCCGAACTGCGCATGCGAAAGAGCAGAACGTCCCCACAAACCCAATCAGCCTCGCGTGGCTTGGACATTAAATGCCGCCGCGCCGCCAGCCAAAGCCGTTCATCACCTGATGGTTCCGACCAATCCCGACTATAGGGCGGTGGTCTCTCTGGTTCATGACCATAGAGATCGCGCCAAATGCCACGGATCAAACCAAGGCAGTCCGCCCCAACGCCCAACCTGCTCGCCTGATGAAGATAGGGCGTACCAATCCAAGCCCGCGCAGCCTCGACCACCCGTGTATCATGCCCCCCCATCACCGCAGGCTCCCGCCGGAATTGTCGGTAGTGCTCACCGGATAGCTGGTGATCCAATCCTCGCCGGGAATGTCCGGAAACCCTTGAAAATTGACCAGATTGCCAAATTTGTAGCGACAGGTTTGAAATCGTTTGTCGCAACCAACAGTCAGCCGGACAAAATCACCGGCTTGAACTTTCGCACGCAGGGTTTCCCACAATTCGATCTCGCGGGCGCCTGTTTTCAGGAACCGGTCCGCCTTGATCACAGCTTCAAGGTTCGCCGCATCTCCACTCAGGATTTCAAGCCGCCCCCTCGTGAACCACCCGTCCTCAAATCCATCCAGATCGCGCCAACGCAGCACCCGCCCGTCTTCGATCTCCTCAACCGCACGTTCTTCTGTGAAACCAAGCCCGCCAAGATCAAACTTGCATGCCCTGTCGCCAAGCACCGCCGAACACGGTTTCTGATAAACCCGCCCGCGCGGGATATTCAGTGCCTCGCTCAAACCTCGCAATTCCGCTGTGAACGCCCCACCCGCGCGCCGAATCTCCCCGATTGAGCCGCGAAACACGACTTGCCGGTCGCCCACGTTCGACCAACTCAGCAACCATGCAACGATCTCGGCCCCGTCAAACCGTCCCGCTTCGATATCTTCATCGCGCACCGCCGCATCGGTCAGCATCCCGACAGCCTCTAGATTGTCTACCGAAAGGCCTGTGCCCTGCTCAATCGCAGTTGCTGTCAAACCCGTAGAGGCTCGAAAGGTCACACCATCAAAAGTCAAATCGCAATCGTGGTCGGTAAACCCGTAGATCACGCCATCCTTGCGGGTGATCTGCCAAGCCCGCGCCACCGTCGTTGCGCCGCTCTGCAAATGCGCTTTCAACCCATCGTGAAACCCCATCAGACACGCACCTCCACCACCGGCACGTTAGGCACGTCGCCAGCCTTAAAACTCGCAACGCTGGTCTGGATGTGGTCCGTGTCAAACCGCACCGGCACATCAAACTCAAACCCTGCCGTGATCTCGCGATCTGCATTGGGAGGATGCTCAAAGGTGACTATCCCCGTCGCCTCATCCACTTCGAAATGTACGCCTTCCTGCAAAACATCGCCCGCAACCCCCACTTTCACCGTTCCCTGAACCGGCTTCAAAATCGGACGGCGATACGCGTGTTCGCCCGACCTGTAAGTCTTGATCAACTGAAACTGCGCCGTCACGTCGTCGCCCACCGCAATCACCTGATCGCGGTAATCCACCTCCGCCGACGCAACGCAACTGCGGAAATCCGACCAGTCTTTCCAGCGAAACCCGTGCAACATTCCGTGCCGCGCCTCAAAGAAGGCAATCAGCGTTTCCACATCATCCAGCGACCGCATCCCGACTCCCGCGTCATAGCGACGACGCGAATGCGCCCAGGGCGAATTGCGCTCTTCAAACCCGTTGACCAGCGTCACCACTTCGGTGCGCCGTTCCGGCCCCCCCACCGAGCCGAAGCTCAGGTTGGCGGGAAATCGAACCTCGTGAAATCCCATGATCCTCTCCTATCGGTTACGCTGTGCACGCCCCAAAGCGCGGCTCATCTGCGTCGCGATCTGTCCTTGAGAGCGGCGAAACCCCTCCGCATCCGGCGTGGAAATGTTCATGATCACATTGACCGGCGCACCACCTGCGGAACGCACACCCAGCTTGCCATCCGCACCCCGTGCCAAGGGCATGATCGCTTCTGGCCCCGCCTCACCCATTAGGCCCGTGCCGCCCCGCATCGGGAACGTCACAGGCCCGGTCACTACGCCGCCACTCGCAAACGGTCGCACACGGCCTTGCGAAAAACTCGCGCCATCGGCAAAGGGCAGCAGCCCACCAACAAGCCCGCCAACGGCACTGGAAATCAGCCCGCCAACCTGATCCGTCACCGGCTTCAAGGCTGCGCGGTAAGTGGCGTCAATCATCGACTGCGCCAGCGTTTTCAACGCATCCGACAGGTTTTCCCCATCAAACACCAATCCATCAAACGCCTTGCGCAACCCGCGACTGATTCCTTTGTCCAGCGCCGCCACATCGGTTCCGGTTGCCGCCAAAGACGCCCGCATCTGCTGTAACTCACCGTCAAATCCGGCCACCACCGCGCCCGTGTCCCCAAGCGTCAGCTCCAACGCCTCGATCTGCGCCTCCAGTCCGCCGATCTCATCCATCTCCCGCTCCTTTTGTCCCTGCATCCGGATAGGCCGCCATCAGTGCCGCAAACCCGTCCCGCGTCATCGAAGGCCCTGCCTCATCCGCGCCAATAAGCACGCCAAATTCCACAGGCGTCAGCACCCAGAACTCTGCCGGCCTAAGCCCGCACTGCCGCACGCCACAGCGCAACAGCGCAGCCCAGTCAAACCGGCTCATGTGTGCTCAGACGGCAGGCTGAACGCCCGCGCCAGCAACATCGCCGCCGCCTGCGCCGCCTTCATCGGCCCGCCGCCAATCTCTGCTTGTGCCAACTCCGCCGCCGTGCCATGCCAGCCGCCCCCGCGCAGCCCCGCCAAAATCAACGCGCTCACATCCCGCGCCGAAAATGTCCGCGCCTCGAAACGCTCCACCAGCGCCACCAAACTGTCCGCGCCCAGCGTTGTCTCAAGCTCCGCCAAAGCGCCCAGCGTCAGCTTCATCACCTGCCGCCGCCCGTTCAGATCAATCGCCACCTCTCCGGCCCAGGGGTTCGCCATGCTCACGCCGCCACAAAGTCGAGTGCACCGGCGGAGGCCATCGACAGCTCATAGGTCGCCTCGCCATTGTGGTTGCCCGCATACTCAATGGCGCTGATCTGGAACGGCCCCTCCACGGTGCCAAAATCAGGGATAATCACCTGAAAACCTGGCGTTTCCCCGTCAAAGAAGATCTGGCGCGCGCGTTCATCCGTGTTGGCGTCCTTAAACACCCCCGACCCGCTGATCGCCGCCGACTTCACGCCCGCCCCGCTCAGCAACTCGCGCCAGCCCCCCTGGCTCTCAAGCGAGGTCACATCGACGCTTTCCGCGTTAAAGCTGATCCGCGTCGCGCGCAGCCCCGCCACCGTTTCAAACTGACCATCACCGGTCAAATCCACCTTGATCAAAAGATCCTTGCCGTTCTGGGCACCCATTGTCTCACTCCTGCTTATGCTTGCGTGTCTTCGATCCGCGCCCGAAACCGCAGATCAATCCGGCGCAGATTTGCGCTTGTGTCCTTGCGCGCCGAGGCGCGGTCGAAATTCAAGTAAACCAGCGTCCCGCGTGCTAGCGTCAGCTCCGCATCCACCAGCGCATCACAAACCGCCACCGCCGCCGCTTTGGCCCGTGCATAGCCCGCCTGATCCGCAATCACGCTGACCTCGAACCGATGCTCCGCGCCCTGCCCGCTCTTGTCTGACCGATCCAGCACGGTTTCCCGCCCGAGGCTGACAAAAAGGTCCGGCACCGCGCCCGACGGCACCGCGTCATAAATCGCGCTGCCCACCTCTGCGACCACCGCCGCATCAGTGCTCAGGGTCGCGTAAACAGCCTGCTGAAGGGCTTCCGCTGCGCCATAACTCATGTCGCCACCTCTTCCACCGCCAGACATTGCAGATACCGCCCCCTGGCGTCCCGCTCGCTCACCGACTGAATGGCAAACACCCGCGCCCCTTCGACAAAACGCTGCCCTGCAACCGGCCGCTGTTCCGCCCCATGCGGCACCCCGTGCACCGTGATCCGATACCGCGCAGTGGCCAGCGACACCTCACCGCCATCGCGTTCCCGCCCTGTCAACGACGTGACCTCGGCCCAGACCGTCCCCAAGGCTTGCCAGGATCTTGCAAACCCGCCGGCCCCATCCGGCGCCTGCACGGGCGCCTCAAGCACCAACTGGCGGGACAACGTCACCGTCAACGCGCTCATTGCACCGCCCCCAGCCGCATCGGGCGATAGCGCTCCAGAAGGCTCGTGACACCAAAGGGCATACACCCGCCCTGCAACGCTGTGTCATGGCGATACTCATAATAGTGCGCCGCCAGCATCAGCACCGCCTGCCGCAGATCGACCGGCACATCCGTCCAGCCCGCGCCAAACCCCGCAGTGAACTGCACCGTCGCTGATCCACCGTCAGGCACCACCGGCAAACAGGTCGACGTGCTGCGTACCTCGGGCACCTGCGTGTCCGCCACCAAGCGATAGCTTGATGACGCCACAGTCACGACTTCCCCCGCACGGTTGGTCAAAGCCAGCCCCGTCACCGCGCTCACCGGCGCCACCGGCAAGCCCTGCGCATCCACCCCGCGCCAACCTTCCAAAGTCCAGCTGAAGTCACGCTCAAGCAGCACCTTGCCCGTCCGCGCCTCCACCGCGCTCAGGGCCGCACGCAAAAAACTCTCCAACACCGCGTCCTGCAACGTGTCTTCGGAAAAGCCCGTGCCAAGCCGCAAATGCTCTCGGAACTCTGCCACCGGAAGCCCCGCTGAAGGCACTTCAGTTTCTTCGACCAACATCATGGAATTACTCCAAAATTCTCGCATCAGAAGTTGGGCGCGCGCACCTCACGTCGCTTCAACGGAGGGGATAAGCCAGACAACGCAAAGGCATGTCACGCGCGCCCGGATCAGGCGGAAACCCCGCCTGATCCACCCGAAAATCAGCTCACGGCAAAGCGCAGCAGCTTGATCGCGGCAAAGTCGCTAACGTCGCCGCCAATGCGTTTGGTGGCGTAGAACATCACATGCGGCTTGGCGCTGAACGGATCACGCAAGACGCGCAAATCAGGACGCTCCGCTACGGTGTAACCGGCGCCAAAATCACCAAAGGCAATCGCATCCGCGTCGCTCGCAATGTCCGGCATATCCTCCGCAATCAGCACAGGATACCCGAGCAATCGCGCAGGCTCCCCCGCCGCCAAACCATCGGACCACAGGAAACGGCCATCGCCATCCTTCAGCTTACGCACCGCCCCTGCGGTCTTGGAATTCATCACAAAAGACGCGTTCGCGCGATACTGTGCCCCCAGCGCGTAAACCACGTCGATGATGCCGGCACCGCCATTGAAATCACCCTCCACACCGGTCGCCACATAGCCGATATTGCCCCAGCTCCAGCTCGCATTGTCTACCGCCGAATGGGTCATGATGCCGGTCGGCTTATCCACGCCATCGCCGTTGATAAACGCCGCCGCTTCGGCACGCGCAAACTTGTCTGCAATGCGCCCAGCCAGCCAGGCCTCCACGTCAAAAGCGCTGTCGTCCAGCAGACGCTGCGACGCTTTCGGCAGTGCCGACAGCTCATGCAGCGGGATGGAAATACGCTCAATCGTCGGCGTGCCGGTCTCCGCCGTTGCGGTGGTTTCATCCGCCCAGCCCGCACCCGTTTCCGAACTGTCGATCAGCACGTCATAAGATGTCGCTTCCACGTTCACCACATTGGCAATCGCACGGATGGACGCGGTGGCATTCAGCACTGACTTGATGGTTTCCGCCGTCTGCGGATCGACCAGATAGCCGCCGTCGCTGTTGACCGCGCTCGACATCGCCTTGCCCTCAAGCTCCAGCCCACGCAACCCATCGTCCTCGCCGCTGCGCAGATAAGCGTCAAAGGCCTTCTTATGCGGGGCGTCAAAATCCGTCGCCGCCGCCAAATGCGGCCGCGCCGCGCTCACTGTCTTGCGTTCAAGCATGTTCACTCGCTCTTTCTGTTTGTCGATTTCAGATTGAAGTTCGCCCTTGAAGGACTTGATTTCGCTCACAAACCCCGCCATCGCGGAGGTCACCTCGGCCATTGGGGACACACCTTCCCCGGTCCGAGACTTGCTCTCGGTTCTGCTCATCAGCTTGTTCCCGTCTTTGGTAGCGACGCCTCAGCGCGGCGCCAGTTCTCGGCGCGCGTCCTCAAAGACCGCCGCCAGTTCCCGCAGATCCCGCGCAGGAGTCGCCTCCTTCGCCGCCACCCGCGCACTGGGCAACATCGGGAATGTCACCAACGACACCTCCCAGAGTTCCAGTTCCGTCAAGAGCCTCTCGCCCTTCTCATTCTTCGCCGCTTTCACGGTGCGATAGCCAATCGACAAGCCGTCAATCGCCCCCGCCTCAATCAGCGCCGCCGCCTCCGCGCCCTTGGCCACATCGGTCAAAAGCCGCCCTTTGACCCAAAGCCCGCGCGCGTCCTCGCGCACCTCGTCCCAGATGCCAATCGGCTGCGCCGGATCATGCTGCCACAACATCTTCACCGACCGCCCCGAGGCCCCCAGCGCCTTAAGCGACGCCGCATAAGCCCCCTTGCGCACCACATCTCCGCCGCGATCCGTCTTGCCAAACAGCGACGCATAGCCCTCGATCTTCGTGCCTTCCGCCACCGACAGCCCGTCGCCAAACCGCGCAAACTTGCGTTCCAAATCCATATCCACCGTCCTCACCTCTCTCGCTCCGCCGCTCACGGCGCTACCCCCATCACTGACTGAAACGCCTGCGCAAGGATCACCGCCACCACGCCATAGACCGTCAGCCAAAGCCGCTTCTCCAGCCGTTCAATCAATAATTCAATCTTGTCCAACCGCCTGTTCAGGCTATCAAATTGCAGCTTCGCCACCCGCTCATGCGCCTCAAGCCGCAGACCTGGCGCGCAATCAAACGCCTCGAATCCGAACCGTTGATCACTCATTCTGATCCTCCGACAGCGCTGGCAGTCCCAGCAACGTGCGCTTCTCCGCAGCACTCAAAAACTCTGCATTCGCAACCCGCGCCCACTGTGCATCCCGCTCCCCTGACAGCGCCGGCACCTGATCCAGATCGGGCTTCAGAGTGATCTCTTCACCGGCAAACCCCGCCAGCCAATCACCAACGCTCGCCGCCACCCGCGTCGCCAGCGGCAACACCGTCAGCCGGTAAAACGCGCGATGCGCCTCTTGGTAATTCGCGTAGGTCGCATCCCCCTGAATTCCAAGCAGCATCGGCGGCACCCCAAAGGCCAACGCAATCTCCCGCGCCGCCGCTTCTTTGGTCTTCTGGAACTCCATATCCGACGGCGAAAATCCCATCGGTTTCCAGTCCAACCCGCCTTCCAAGAGCATCGGCCGCCCCGCATTGCGTGCCCCTTGATGATGGCTCTCCATCTCCCCGACCAGACGGTCATACTGATCCGAACTCAGGCTGCCTTGCCCCTCGGCCCCGCGATAGACAATCGCGCCAGACGGCCGTGCCGCATTGTCCAATAACGCCTTGGACCAGCGCGACGCGCTGTTGTGCACATCAATCGCCATCGCCGCCGCCTGAAGCGGGGAAAACCCATAGTGATCGTCTTGCGGATGAAACGCCTTCACATGGCAAATCGGCGACTGCTCCCCCACCGCAAACCGATGCTTGCGCGCGCCCACCGCATATTCGTACCCCACCGGCCAGCCATCCGCGCCCGGTACCACATTCATCCGGTCCGAGCGCAACACATGCAGCTCCAGCGGCACGCCTGCCTCGCCGCCTACGGCCTCGACATAGCCGTTGCCCGACAGCAATAGCTGCCCATACAGGGCCTCAAACAATTCCGCCCGCCCCTGCGCCGCATTGGGCGAGCGGATCAGCGACAACACCGGATGGCTCTCAAACCGCTCGGTTGCGCTCTGCAGCACCAACGGCAGCGCCGCCGCCGCCTCGGCAATCAGCTTGACCGAGCGAAACCCAACCGGATTGCCAGCAAATCCCGACCGCGTCAGCGACACCGTATCGCGCGGGCTCCACGCTACACGACCGGCACCATGCCACGCCATCACCGGCCCCGTCGCGCTGGCTTTTGTCTCCGGTGTCGTCGCATCCCGCCGAAAGAAATCCAATAGCATCACTTGCCGCTCCCGCTGATCTCAAAACCTTCTGTCCGCTTTGGACACTCACAGTTCTGAACCATTTTCCTTAAAGTGTTCCGACCACCTCGCACGGTCCCCGTTGCGCTCTAATTTCAATACCTTACAGCGCACGCATCCTTGGCCGACGCCAACTTGCGGCGGGTTCAATGACCAATTCCGTCAACGCCCACACAAGCGCATCCACGCGGTCGGGCGATCCCTTGCCGTCAAAGCCTTGTCCCGTCATCGCGCACATCTGATCCTCCAACGCATCCAGATCGCGCATATGCGCCACGCGACCCTGCTCATAGAGCGCCGCCACAGGCTCCGCCCTCGCCACCTTGCCGCGCGTCGCGCGCACCGCCTTGAACGGCACCAACGGGTCCACCTGATTGATCACCGACTGCACCAGATCGCCGCCCTGATTGACCTCCGCCACCAGCCGCTCCGCGCCCCATGCTTCCATCGCCGCCAGCGCCACCCGCGCCCAGGCATCCGGCGTTGCCGCCCGCACCGTGGCGTCATCCAGCACCACCGCCCGCCAGTTCTGCACCGGCCCCTTGGCGATCACACCGGCGACCACGATCCCGCATTCATCCGACCCCGCATGGCCCGTCACCGGCGGATCAACCGCCACGACAATGCGGTCCAGCTCCGGCACATCGGCCAGCCGTCCTGAATCCAACATCGCCCGCGTCCACAAGGCGCCCTCGCGATCCTCCAGTAGATGCCCGTCAAGCTCCTGCCGCCCTAGCCGCGTGCCCGCATACCGCGCACGTACCTCTTCCAGAAAACTCTCCGCGAGATTGGCCCGATTGGCCTCCGTCGGCGCCGCCGTTTGCACCGTACTGGTCGCCTTCAATAGCCGCTTAAGAACGCCCACGTTGCGCGGCGTCGTCGTCACGCATTGCTGCGGATGCGCCCCAAGTCGCAGCCCGAACTGCAATTGATCCCACGTCGCCTGCCCGTTGCGCCACTTCGCCAACTCATCGACCCAAGCCGCATCAAACTGCGGCCCGCGCAGCCCTTCGGGATCGTGGGCCGAAAACGCCTGTGCCACCGCCCCATTGGGCCACACCAACCGCTTGCGCCCCGCCTCCCATGTTGGGCGCCGATCCGGCGGAGAACAGGCCAACAGCCCGCTCTCGCCAAAAATCATCACCTCGCGCACCTGATCAATGGTTTCGCCCACCAAGGCCACTCGCCGCGCCGCGCCACTGTCCAGCGGCCCTGCCCCCTCAACCTTGGAGCGCACCCATTCGGCCCCTGCCCGTGTCTTACCCGCGCCGCGTCCGCCGAGAATGACCCATGTTTTCCAATCGCCTTCCGGCGGCATCTGATGCGGCAAAGCCCAGAAATCAAACAGGAACGGCAGCGCCAGAAGCTCTTCCTCACTCAGACCGTCCAGAAACTCCGCTTGCACCGTGGCAGGTGCGGAGGCGATCCAGTCGGCACCGGATCGAAGTCCGTGCCCGCTCAAGGTCGATGTCGGGGCCAAGCCGACCGGCCCCTTGCTGTTTGTCGCGTTGTTCAAGGTCAC